CGATATGCTAGAGGTGTTTGTCCGTGACGGCGCAGGGTTTTGTCCCCGTCTTGCTATCACCTTCATTGACGAAGCGCAGGACTTATCGCCCCTACAGTGGGATGTAGCCCATGTGCTAGAGCAGCATTCCGACCGCATCTACTGCGCGGGCGATGACGATCAAGCTATCTACCGCTGGGCAGGTGCCGATGTCGAACACTTTATCGGCCTCAATGGCGGCTACGAAGTGCTTGAGCAGTCCTACCGTGTGCCAGCCTCTGTCCATCCAATGGCAGAGCGCATTGCAAAACGCATCAAACGCCGCGTACCAAAGACCTACCTGCCACGCGAAGAAGCAGGCAAAGTGCAACGCATCCCTAGCACCGGATATATAGATTTTGCGGAGGGTTCGTGGCTCGTGCTGGCTCAAGCCGGTTATTTTCTTGATGCCGCTACCGAAGACTTAAAAAGCCGCGGTTTTCTGTTTAGTCGTAATGGAAGACGGTCTATCTCAGAGAAACTGAGCGAGGCCATCAACGGCTGGGAACAACTGAGAAAAGGCAAGAGAATTACGGGCGAGGCCGCACGAGCCATCTACAGTTATATGTCAGTCAATGACAGAGTCAAGCGCGGATTTAAGAAACTGCCCGCCCTAGATGATGACGAAACCGTAAGCCTCGAAGAACTGACCGCGAACCACGGCCTTCTAGCCACCATCGACATGATATGGCACGAGGCTATGGATAAAATGCCAAGCGGCGAAAGAGCATACATCACGGCACTTTTGCGGCGCGGAGAAAAGTTTAATGCCATACCCCGCATAGCACTGTCCACGATCCACGGCTCTAAGGGCGGGGAAGCCGACAATGTCGTTCTATATACCGATCTATCACCGGCGGCATCAAAGGCCGCTGAGACGGCTCCAGACGACTTGCATAGGGTGTTTTATGTCGGCGTTACACGCACCAAGCAAAACTTGTTTCTGGTGGAGCCGGAGGATATGAATAGGAGTTACTGGATATGACGCAGTCCTTAAAAGAAAAATGGTGGCAGTTCCACAAACAAAACCCCCATGTTTACGAACTGTTTGAGCAGTTTACTTTTCAAGTAATTAACGCGGGCTTTGAAAATTATTCTGCCAATGCAGTGTTTGAAAGAATACGGTGGCACACAGACATCGAAACTAAAAGCAACGGTGGGTTCAAATTAAGTAACAATCACCGCGCTTACTATGCTAGGTATTTTCATCACCTTAATCCAGAATATGACGGGTTTTTCAGAACCAAATCCATAAGTGAGCATTGGAATGGTTAGGGTTATAACAAACATTCTAATCTTCCTGAAACTGCCCCTGCAAATAATTCTGGGGGCATACATATCCTTCGTCCTGATAGCAATGACCATTGCTTACTATGAACACAAAAAGAATGAGGCATCACATGAAGCGCGACCAACTATTACACAAAGCTGAAGAACTGATTAACGGCGACCGCGCCAAAGAATATGGCGATGCCAAAAAAAACTTTGATGACATAGCCAAGCTGTGGTCTGTCGTGCTCGAAGTAGAAATCACGCCTCAACAGATGGCGTTGTGCATGATTATGGTGAAGGCCGCACGGCTGATGAAAACCGACCATGAAGATAGCTGGATCGACATTGCAGGATATGCGGCACTAGGCGGAGAAAAATAATGGCACTACAGATGACAATGTTCGGCCCGAAAAGCGAATGGGTTCCGCCAGCAGAACTGCCCGACATCTTCGATGCCAAGCAAATCGCAATAGATGTCGAGACCCGCGACCCAAACATCAAGACCAACGGGCCCGGATGGCCTAGTGGTGATGGTGAGGTGGTGGGCTACGCTATAGCCGTGGCAGACTGGGCTGGATATATCCCCATCCGTCATCTAGGTGGCGGCAATCTGGACGAGCGCATTGTCAACAAATGGCTGAAGAAAGTATTTGAGTGCCCTGCCGACAAGATCATGCACAACGCACAATATGATGCGGGCTGGATTAAGCGCATGGGCTTCACGCTCAATGGCCGCATTATCGACACAATGCTTATTGCGTCCCTGCTAGACGAAAACCGTTTCAGCTACAGCCTGAACAGCCTCTGTTACGACCTGCTTGGCAAAATTAAGACAGAGAAGACGCTACAGGAAGCTGCCAGAGAGTTTGGCCTCGACCCCAAAGCAGAGATGTGGAAGATGCCCGCTATGTATGTCGGGCCGTATGCACAGAACGACGCGGAGATCACGCTTGATCTATGGAACTATCTGGCTACGCAACTGACCAAAGAAGACCTCTGGCCTATCGCTAACCTCGAATTAAAACTTCTGCCGTGCCTGATTGACATGACTTGGCGCGGCGTCCGCGTTGACCAAGACCGCGTCGAGCGCACCAGAAATCACCTTATCAAGCAGGAAAAAGAAATCCTGAAGCAGATTAAATCTGTAGCAGGCGGCGATGTGGAACTGTGGGCGGCGGCATCTATCGCTAAAGCTTTCGATAAATTAAGCATCCCCTATCCAAAAACAGAAAAGGGCGCACCGTCATTTACCAAAGCGTTCCTGACCGACCACCCGCATGAACTGGCGCAGTTAATCGTTAAAGCCCGCAACCTGAATAAAACCAGCGGCACATTTATTAACACCATTATGAAGCACTGCCACAACGATGGCCGCATTCACGCCCACATTAACCAAATCCGCTCTGACGATGGCGGCACGGTATCGGGGCGCATATCCATGTCAAACCCCAATTTGCAACAAATCCCTGCCCGCGACCCAGAACTTGGCCCGATGATCCGTAGCCTGTTTCTGCCGGAAGAAGGCGAACAGTGGGCGGCGATTGATTTCTCGCAACAGGAACCACGCATCTTGGTGCATTACTCATATGTCTATGGCAAAGCCCGTGGCAAACAGATGGCGGGCGTGGAAGAATTTGTCGATGCCTACCGCAACGACCCAGATATGGACTTCCACACAATGGTGGCGGAAATGGCTAACATCCCGCGTAAGCAAGCCAAGACCATCAATCTGGGCATGATGTATGGTATGGGCGTGAACAAACTGTCCGACCAACTAGATATTGATGTAGATGAAGCCAAAGGCCTTGTCCGGCAGTATCACGACCGCGTCCCGTTCGTCAAAGGCCTGATGAATGGCGTCCAAAATCGGCTCAACGACCGCGGCTCAAGCGGCTCTATCCGCTCTATACTGGGCAGAAAGTGCCGTTTTGACCTCTGGGAGCCCGACACATTCGCCATGAACAAGGCTCTCCCCTACCAAGATGCCGTCAAAGAATACGGTGAAACCACCCGCCTGAAGCGGGCATACACCTATAAAGCCCTGAACAGGCTTATCCAAGCGTCCGCCGCGGACATGACAAAGCAGGCGATGGTGAATATTTATGAACAGGGGCGCATCCCGCTCATTCAAATCCACGATGAAATCGCAATTTCTGTGAAAAATCGTGAAGATGCCAATGGTATTGCCAACATTATGGAAAATGCTGTACCATTAGAGATACCCAGCAAGTGTGATGTCGAGATCGGCCCAAGCTGGGGAGAGGCGGAATAATATGTCAGCAGGTTTTGGAGTCCCTTGGATCGACGCATTTCAGATAGGTCTGATGCTGATTATTATTTACCAACTCAAAAGTAAGTAACCTTATTCATTTCCTCCCCAACTGACCCCGCTTCGGCGGGGTCTTTTTGCTTGCCATAATACAATATCTCCTATATATTCGCTTACAGAACACAATATATTGGGATAAATTTAATGGATATCACCAAATGGAAGTCTGTTCTCGTGCCTATAGAGGTCTACGAGCAGATAAAGACAATCGCAAAAGCAGAAGGCCGCACAATCAGCGGCCAACTTCGCATTATGTGGGAAGTCTACAAAGAAGTCCGCATCGACCAACTAAAAAATAAGTAGTCAGCTACTATATGTAGTTGACTACTTTTTTTACCCGTGGTATGGGATAAGTAATACCAACTCTTATACGGGAGACCGAAATGGAAAAACACAACATCCTTTACGCAGTGCAGTTTGCTCTGCACGAGTATGACGAAACAGGTGCCGTGAGCCGTCGCACAATGGAAATGCTGGGCGCACGGGCTATCCTGCTCCGTTATGAAATTGAAGGCGAGGTAGCCGAAGCTTTAGCCAAGGAAAAGGCTAAAAAAGCCCACAGCAATGTCAAATGGGTTGAGCCGGACAATGTCGTGCAGATGACCGAACGCGCACCAATTAAAAAGCGCAAGAACGGCAGGAAAAACTGCGCGAACTGCGGAACGCGGCTCACGGGTCAACAGCGCAAATATTGCTCCAAGAAATGCTCGAAAAAGCATTGGAACAAAACTAACCCTGAAAAGGTCAGGAAGCACAACCGTGATTTCTACGACCGCCAGAGGGCTTTAGGCCGTGCCTGAGTATATTACTTGCCCTGAGTGCGGGGGTGAGGGACAGTGTGAATATGAAGTCGCTGTCCCCGCCCCTATGGCATGGCGCGGCGGCTGGTTAGAAGGCCGAATGATGGAGTGCGAACTCTGCGGCGGATCAGGGGAGATTGAAAATGATGAAGAGACCGAAGAATAGGGAACTACAATACTCAACTTTCGGGGATGCGGGCAGGATACAAAAGCCACTAGATGAGGGCAGATGCCCAAAGTGCCTGATTAACCTGCCAGAGCCCGCGGACGACGGGTCAGTAACCTGCAAGGTCTGCCTATTAACTATTGGAGACTATCGTGATATGTCCAAAATGCAAATCAAAGAGTAAGGTCTACAACTCACGACCCACGGACGACGGCACAATCCGCCGGAACAGAGAGTGTCTTAAATGTAGCCACCGCTATGCCACGATTGAGGTATCAGCGGATATTAAAAAAGTTGTCGAAACGCAAGTAGTCGCAAAACCCGTCCAAAAGCA